TCTCTCCAAATAGAGAAACAACTGTAAACGTAACAAGTGCAAAAACACAAACAGATAACGTAATTAGATTCTATGATCCGATTACATCATCATCATTTGCAGTATTTGACTCAGGTTACAAATATCAATTTGATAGATTCAACAACAAATTCCAGTTCTTACCATTAAATGGTGACGTTGCTGGATTGATGGCAAGAACATCTGAGGAACAATTCCCTTGGTTCTCACCCGCTGGCCCTCAAAGAGGAAATATACTTAACACAGTTAAGTTAGCATATAATCCAAATAAAGTACAGAGAGATGCTTTATATGTGAAGAGAATTAACCCAGTGATCTTCTCACCTGGCGGTGGATTCTTACTATTCGGTGATAAGACAGGACTTGCGATTGCATCTGCGTTTGACAGAATTAACGTACGTCGTCTGTTCTTAAATCTAGAGGCAAGAATTGAAATTGCCGCAAGAACTCAACTCTTTGAGTTTAACGATGAACTCACAAGAGCTAATTTCCGTAATATTGTTGAACCATTCTTACGCGGAGTTCAATCGAAGAGAGGTATATCCGACTTCGTTGTGATCTGTGATGAATCAAACAACACACCTGATGTCATTGATGCAAACGAGTTTAAAGCTGATATCTTTATCAAACCAGCTCGTTCAATTAACTTCATCGGTCTTACATTCGTCGCGACTAGAACTGGAGTTTCCTTCAGTGAAGTCATAGGTCGAGTTTAATTAAAGTCCTACTAAATAACAAAAGGAGTTAAAAGAAGAAAATGCCAAGTTTTTCAAGCAGAAATGTTCAAACCTTCAGGGATAAACTGACAGGTGGTGGAACAAGGCCTAATTTATTTGAAGTTAAGATTGCTGTTCCTCCAATGCTCAAAGATGATGTGGTCGATCAAGATATAATGACATTCATGGTAAAGGCAGCTGAAGTACCAGCTGCCAATATTGGTAATATTCCTGTACCATTTAGAGGTCGTGTTCTTCCAGTTGCTGGAGATCGAACATTTGATCCTTGGACAGTAACTGTTATCAATGACCTTGAAGGATCTGCGAAGAATGTTAGAAACTTCATGGAAGTATGGAGTAACTCAATTAATGATCTTCAATTTGATGGTGGTGTCACTGATCCTGAGCAGTATCAGTCAAATGCAAAAGTATTTCAATTTGGAAGAACTGCTAAAGCACAAGATAGAATAGAGGGAAAACAAGCTGGAGACGGAAATTATAAAACTCTCAGAGCATATAAATTTGAGGGAATTTATCCGAATTCTGTAAGTGCAATACCTCTTGATTATGGTGCAACTGATCAAATCGAGGAGTTTCAAGTAACATTCAATTACATATTCTGGAACGTAATTAACGAGCAACCATAGTTGATTTATATCTCGATTTGAGATATAATATAAATACCTTTAAAGGTATAAGAATTATACGATGGCACAATTATTTGGTTTCTCAATTGACGATTCATATAAGAAACCGTCCAAGTCAGTAGTCTCTCCTGTTCCTCAAAACAATGAGGATGGGGCAGACTACTATTTGGCATCTGGGTTTTATGGTCAATATTTAGATGTAGAAGGTGTATTTAAGACAGAATATGATTTAGTTCGTAGATATCGGGAGATGGCACTTCATCCAGAAGTGGATTCTGCTGTAGAAGATATTATATGTGAAGCAATAGTTGCAGATCAAAACGATTCTCCTGTTCAAATTAATCTAGAAAATTTAAACGTAGGGCCAAAAGTCAAAGATATTATTCGTGGAGAGTTCCAATACATCAAAGAGATGTTGGATTTTGATAAGAAAGCACATGAGATATTTCGTAATTGGTATATAGATGGTCGAATTCACTATCATAAAGTTATAGATCTGGAAAAACCAGAGGAAGGAATTAAAGAACTTAGATATATTGATGCACTTAAAATCAAATATGTAAGAGAACAGAGAAAGAAAGGTGGAGATAATGCAATACAATATTCAAATAACGCCAGACCTGGCATCGAATCAGATCCACAACAAGCTGAATTTCCAGGCTTGACAGAGTATTTTATATACACACCTAATTCATATCAAAAAAATCAATATGGATCTGTTGCAGTTAGTGGTCAACAGAAAGATGCAGTTAAGATTGCGAAAGATGCGATTGCATATTGTACATCAGGTTTAGTAGATCGTAATAAACATACAGTTTTATCTTATATTCATAAGGCAATCAAGGCACTGAATCAATTAAGAATGATTGAGGATAGTCTTGTTATCTACAGATTATCAAGAGCTCCAGAAAGAAGAATATTTTATATTGATGTAGGTAATTTACCAAAGGCAAAAGCAGAACAATATCTCCGTGAAGTTATGGCCAGATATCGTAATAAATTAACTTACGATGCAACAACTGGTGAGATTCGTGATGATAAAAAATACATGTCAATGATGGAAGATTTCTGGCTTCCTCGAAGAGAAGGTGGTCGTGGAACTGAGATCACTACTTTGCCTGGCGGACAAAATCTCGGTGAACTTACAGATGTAGAATATTTCTTGAAAAAACTTCTTAGAGCATTACAAGTTCCTGAGTCTCGCATGGCTGATAATAGTAGTTTTAGTTTAGGACGTTCATCAGAAGTTTTAAGAGATGAACTTAAATTTAGTAAGTTTGTAGGAAGAATGAGAAAGAGATTTAGTAATCTTTTCCATGATATTTTAAGAACTCAATTAATTTTAAAGAATGTAATCACTCCTCAAGATTGGGATCAAATGAGTGATCATATTCAGTATGATTATCTTTATGATAATCACTTCGCTGAACTTAAAGATGCGGAACTCATGCAAGAAAGACTTGGACTTTTGGCAACTGCTGATCCTTACATTGGAAAATACTATTCAATTGATTATATTCGTCGTAAGGTTTTACGTCAGACAGATTCTGAGATTGATGAACAGGATAAGATCATCAACGCTGAGAAAGAGGCTGGTCTTATTTTACCAACTGAACAGGAAATGTTAATTGCACAACAAATGCAAGAACTTGGAGGAGGTGGTGGTAATACATCAAAACAAAATCTAGGTAAAACACAGACAGAAGGTGGTAAAGAAAGCATTAACACATCTGGAACTGAGGATGTAGGATCTCCAGGCACGCCAAATCTTAAAGGTGGCGAGATATAAATAAAACATAGGTATAAAGATTTTATCGTATGGACGAGTTAATGGATTTGATTATCGCGGATGAATCTCCGTCTGAAATCAGTGACACCATAAAAAATACCCTTTTTGCAAAGGCTGGCGAGAGAGTTGATGCTCTTAAACCTTACGTTGCCAACACTATGTTAGGTTACGATATTGATGATGAGACTGGAGAAACAATTGATCCAGAGGCTCAAGTTGATGAAGTAGATGCAGAAGAGGAACCAGTAGGTGAACTTGACAATGATCTAGAAAACGAAGAGGAAGATTAATGGCACATCAACCAGTGGGCGACTCACAAACACTTACTACAGGAACGTCGTCAACAAGAGTTCAATTCACAGTTCAATCTGACACTCTTAGAGTTGTTCCTGTGAGTCAAAATGTTCATGTAGCAATTGGAACAACTGCCACTGCTACGACATCTGATTATTTTGTCCCAGCTGGAACATCTGCGACTTTAAATTTAGGTAGAGTAAGTTGTATTGGAGTTGCTGGAATCACAACAGGAACATCAACAACTTTAGAATTATCAGAGGGAATGGGTAATCCATTTAAAGTTGATGATGTATTAACTGTTTCTGGTATAACTGGTGCGACAGGATTTAATACAACTGGAAAAGTTGTTTCTGTTCAGGAACAAAGAACTGTTAACTTTGCACAATATGGAGCAAAGGTAACAATAGATCATGATAGTAGAGGTCTTTTCGCTGGTGATGCAGTTCTAACGACTGCTCAGGCAAGAAGAACTTTAACAGTTGCTGCGAGAACTGATTCTGGATCAGGGAAGTTATATGCACAACAAGTTCAAATATCAGGAGCTCAATAATGAAACTCATTACAGAAGAAATAGAACAGGTTGAAGTTATTGTTGAAGAACGCAACGGTAAGAAGAACCTCTATATTGAAGGTGTATTCCTTCAAGGTGAAATTAGAAATCGTAATGGTAGAATGTATCCAATGCAAACGTTAGCTCGTGAAGTAGGAAGATACAATGAAAACTTTGTTCAGAAAGGCAGGGCTCTTGGGGAGTTGGGTCATCCCGACGGCCCGACTGTCAATCTTGACAGAGTATCTCATAAAATTACATCTCTCACAGAGAGTGGAAATAATTTTATAGGAAAAGCAAAGATTCTTAGCACACCGATGGGTAAGATCGCATCTAATTTATTAGGTGAGGGAGTCAAACTTGGT